TTGTGTAGTTTCCTGCCTCATTAACAGCCATCTCCTTCTCCTACCATTTTACTTTGTCTGCCCAGTAAGCAGCACTTAAAGGACCACGTGCAATATTCTTTGCGTGTCTGGCCTTAAAAGATTTACGTTTCATTTTCATACGCCTAGATTCACCAGCCTTTGGTTTACCTGCAGTACTTGCTCCCTTTTCTCCAAACCGGATTAACTTTCCTTTCGGTGGGTTACCACCTGACCTTGCAAGGACAGCATGGGACTTCTTGGGGTGCCCAGGGGTTCTCTTTGGCTTGTTGTAACCGGAGAAGGTTTCTCCACCTTTTGTAATTGACATGGTTCTTCTCCTCCTAAATATACAATAGGGCTTTTATAATTATTTCTTTTCCACTTTGGGGGTGTCATTATACTTACCAATACCTGCCGCAGTTATCTGTCCTATAGTTCTACCACAGCCAACACAATATTTACCCATAGCATCTAATGTGCATATGCCGATACATGGACTACGATTTGTGTTCATGGCCCATCCAGATTCCGAATACACCAGTCATAACACCCATGACAACAGACACAAAAGCAGACTGTGCTCCTGTTGGATTATCTAGTTCCATAAACCATTCAGCACAACGCCAAGACATTACTGTACTTGCCAGCATCATTAAACGTGGTAATATTTTCCATTTAAGAAATTGTTCTACTGTTACTGGCATACAAACCTCCGTTATGATACTTCTTTTTCTAAAGTTTCTACTTCTTCTTTAAGAAGTCTTAATCGTTTTTTCTTTTGGATAAACTCACGTTCTTCTGGAGACACGTGACGTTCAACATGCATACGACCAAAACCATCGTGATAAATATCAATTGAATCTCCTGCTTTATAGTCTTCTTCTAATAACCAGGTTTTTTTAAATAACAACATAGTTTTCTCCTATTTTGTTTAGCTTTTCTTGCTTTTTATTTTTTCTGTATATAAAATAAGTGGTGGTATTTCCGCTACGTACCACCGGACGTATGAGGACAACGCGGAACTCTAGGGTCCTTAGTGACCCTTTTATCCTTTATGTTCTATAAGGGGTATATGGATTAAGACACAGAATAGTGTTTAGATTAAATTACTGTTTGGCTTCCACTATGGGTTTGAGCACGATTTATCCGTCTGTGTAGTGGTAGTAAGAGTATCTATATGTTTACAGCCAGTTTGTGTCCACTTGTTCAATAGTAGATAGCTTCTGTTTCCAAGATACATTTGAGGTACCTAGTTTATCCCAATGGGTCCGTAGTACTTCACATCCTATAGCTAATGCAATAACTGAATCATCGTAACAGTTAGGAGCAGCCTCTGTTTTACCTGTATCAGTAGATATATAATCCTTAAGTTCCTTAATGATTTGAACAGAAGGTATTAACAACTCTTCGTTTTCTATAAGGTTCTTTAGGTTTGCTATGATGACAGGTTTAGTAGCAGATGTAGTTCTAAACCCTAGTCGTACACCTTCTTCTTTAGATACATTAGCTACTTTAGTTTGTCTGTATAAGTTTATGTAGCCCATACTGTCAAGTTTCTGTAACGTAGCAATACCCATAGAGTTAGATTCTACAGCTAACAAAGCATTGTTGTAGTATCTCCCTAAGTAAAACAGTAGATCTCCCCACATAGATGGATCAATCTTATTGTTCCTATAATGAGCAACTACTTCATAGTTTTTATTTAGTACAACTGCAGCAGAATAGTCTTGACCTACCCCCAGGGCAACATCAGCAGCAATAACATAAGGTGAATCCCAATCAGGGAACTGGTATATGTACAGAGAACCTTCTTTGTTTTCATCAAACATTTTAGATGAAGGATCCCATTCAGACCTTCTCTCGTAGGATTGTGGTACTAGTGCGTCCAGACGCTCCAGGTTGAAGACGTTAGATCCTGACATAATAAACGCTTCGTCAGCTGTTGATGGGTACTCTTGTTTGAACTTGAGTTCTCCACCTTCTGCAATCTTAAGCCTTCTCCAGTAGATCTGTCCGTTGTCAAGGCTATGTTTATCTCGTAGCTTTTCTTCTTCAACTGTTAACTCCATGTTCTCTGGGGGTTCTCTAGTGTATTCCGGTGTAATATACCACGGTAAGAAGATTGGTAGGTATTCATTGTCACCATCTACAGCACCCTTCCAGAGCCTGTAGAACTCTCCTTGAGCACCATTAGCTGTAGACTCCAGAATAACCTCTGTTCCATCAGCACTTGAGATACCCTGGAAAAGTCCTGCTAGGATCTTCTCATCATGTTGCCAGAAAGCTACTTCTGAACAGTGTGCTATAGTTGGCGTAGTACCTCGTCCAGCTTCTGGAGACCCCGCTGTATATAATCGATAAGAAGCAGTAGCATCTTTATCAGCCATAGCGGGACTATTAATAATAATTTCTTTAGCATTACTACGTATTTCTTTAGGAGCAAGATCACCTTCCATGTTACGGATAAGATTCTTTGACATATTAAATAGGGCATCTGACGTAGCCGAATCATGAGCCATGACAACTGATCTCGCATAGGGAGTATAGTAGCTCTTCCAGAAGACTCGTCCAGCGCAGTATGTCGAGATACCTTGTTGACGAGCTTTGAGAATAATTGCCCTAACCTTTCCTGTATCATTCTTTTGTTTCTCCAGTTTTTCTGTAATTATCTTCTGAGCTTCGTTAAATATAAATGGTACAAAGCCTTGTGATACATCTTTTGTTACAATTTGTATTTGTTCTTGTGCAAATCTACTGAAGTCATCTTCATAGTCTTTGAGTCTAGACCTTCTTTGCTTTTCTTTAATTAATTTAGCTATATCTTTTTTGTTCATATCTATGGTTGTCCCCTGAATATGTTTAAGTACCCCTGGTTGTTTATAAGTGTTTCTTTGAGTAAGCCTGATTAAGGTAACAATATATATAGGTACCCCGATTACTTTCGTAGCCCCCCAATGTAGCCCCAGACAAGCTGTGGCTTCTAAGTGGTACTAGCAGTCCCCGTAGACCCCTAAGGGCACTCACAGAGCCTTGTAGAGGGATTAAACAACCTTTTATACTCTATAAGGGGTATATGTAGTCCTTTACTGAGATCTTTACCAGATGGTGGGTACTGGGAGTGTACTATGAGAGTACCGAAGGACAATGCTTCAATGTATATACCCCTTATAGAAAAGGCCTAAGAATGTTACTATACTACTATAAGTATCCTATAAATACTCTAAGTACTTATAGACTCTTATAGTGTCTTATACTAGGCCTCAGACAAGCTGAGTCCTCTAGATGGTAACAATAATGTTATCATATCTACAGGAGTACTACATGACTTACTATGTTGTCAATGGAGTCGTTTACTTCACACATAAAGAAGCTCTAGCTGCTAAAGAGCAATGAGTGTCCTTAGGGGCACTCTCATCACACTCAAAGATCTAAGAAAGGATCTGTCATGCATATCACTAAACATGCTAAGGTTCGCTTAGCTCAAAGAGGAGCATCTGTTCGGGATATCTTCATTGCTTTACAAACAGGCAACAAGATGCCTAACAGAACTGATCCTAACAACAAGTTCACATTCATAGATAACAGAACAGGTTTGTATGTTGTCACTAACTCAGAGGTTACTGTTGTAATCACTGTATTCTGGAAAGGTCAAATCAATGTGTAACTATATTGATATCGTATTCGCCTTTGTTGCTGTATGCCTAGCAACATCTATAGCAACACTTGTATTCATGGGTATTGTACCACTGATACATGATCTCAACAAAAAGTTAGGAGAATAACATGACTGTACTCGGTCTCTTGTTGACACTCATAGGCTTCTTCTTTTCTCTTGCAGCACTCATGAGTCACTCAGATCCATTCTTTATTATAACATTTGTAATACTAACTATTACAGGTGTTGTTATATACTCAGCAACTCTTGTAGATTGGAGCTAACATGATAACAGCTATTATTCTTTTGATTCTGTTTATGTACATACCTCTGTGTCTAATGCATTGGATGACATTCGGTGACAAACCTTGGTACTTAAGATACAAAGAGGTGTTCACGATTGCTACTGTGTTCTGGATTGTAGTAATCATAGAAACATTCAAATAACTATAGAAGGCCGCAGACAAGCTGCGTCCTCAAATTGGCTTCAACTAATGGAGCCTCTTCAGGCACATCCTGTGTCACAATCAACAGCAAGGAAGGTAATATCCCATGCTAACAGAAGTACGTAATTTCAAGATCACTGATGTAACTATCAACTATCCTAAACTGGATAAACCTGTCAATCCCTTTGGTACTGAACAGTATGAGCTACAGATTGCTACTGCTGACGAATCAAAGGTCAAGGAACTTGAGGATAACTATATCAACTTCCGCAGGAAAGATGGTGAATTAGTCAAAGACGCTACAGGTATGTTCACTGCTAGTCTTAAACGTAAAGCACATAAAGCTAACGGTGAAGACAACGGTAAGGTACGTGTAGTAAACTCTGACCTAACACCTATGGATAAGCTTACTACAATCGGTAATGGCTCTAAAGCTAATGTCATTGTATTCCAATATCCATATGATGTAGCTGGTCGTAAAGGCGTGGGTAGTTCACTTACTGCTGTACAGATCACAGACCATATCGTATATGCACCTAGCAACGGTGTAGACTTTGAAGCTGTAGGTTCTATTGAGCCAACAGAAGTTCAAGGTTCAGCTAGCGATCTGTTCTAGTTCTATGTCCTGAGCATGACACTAATCTGCTCTCTTCATTACAGGGATGATAAACCTGTATGCACATTATGTAAAGTAATGTGGTAAGCTATGGGATGACTCAGATGCCCTTCTATTAGAACACATTGTACCTTGAAGAAAGGGCAGTTCTAATATTGCAGTCAGGCAGACCTCTGTGGTTAACCTGACTGCTCATCAAAAGAACCCTAAGCACGATGGATTAATAACCACGGTGGGGCACATCG